TGTTTCTTTCCATCGTTGTAACATGAAGACCATGTCTGCAGGTGATTTAGATACATAAGATAGAGCTTTGTCTGCATCACCACTGGGTTTAGAGACGTATCGTTTGGGATTAGCTTTAACAAAGTCAATAGCTGAGTTGTAGTCATGAAATTCAAAAGATGGTATGACGGATAATCCCGCCTTTTTCATAATGTCCTGACCATAATCTCGGTCAAGTTCTAATTTGGCACCAAGCATATTAGTACCGATAATTGGATAACCCTCTTCATTGAACTTTTCTAGTTCACGCATTTGAAAAGCGTTATCCGATAATACGATAAGGTCTGCATCTTTGGCATGGATTTGCCAGTTGGTAACTTGGTCAATTAAACCCTTACCAATCTTAGAACGCTCTTGACCATGTGGACGAACCCACTGCTTAACAGTATGCCCTTCAGCTAGACATCGGATACCAAAGTCTACTAAAGCACCTGCGGGGTCAACGAGCAAAATTTTCATTTAGTTTTCTTTTTAGATTTACCAGCAGACTTTAATGCAATAGCTACGGCTTGTTTCTGTGGACGACCTTCTTTAACAAGTTTAGAAATATTCTTTCCAACGGTTTCTTTAGAACTACCTTTTTTGAGTGGCATTATTCTTCTCCTGTTTTAAAATTTCTTCTTCAGCAACTTTACCAGCCATTATTCTAGCAATAGCTTTAGTTGTTTCTGGGTCGGCAACAATTTCTTCAAACTTCTTTTTTTCACGAATTGGCAAACCACTAATCAATTGATTAAATGTTTTAGCAGACTTTGCAGATTCTGTTAAATACATCATAGTTTTTTTATCCAATTTGTCTTGGAGAACTTCTATAACACTATTAGCTGCTGCTTTCTTGGCACCAAATATGCCAAAGCCTGGAATTTTAAACTTTGTAATGTTAGCTTCCAACACATCTTTTAATCGTTCTTGACCAAGTTTAGCTTGTTCAGAGATAGCTTCTGCAGTTTTAACTTCTCCAACTACCTTTTCAAGTCTCATAGAAGCGTTTGCACTCATTTCTTTGGCTAGGTCATATTTACCTGCACCAAATATTTTCTCAACAGCTTCTGGGCTATTACCTTCAACAAACCTAACAAATTCAGATGGTGATGATTGATATAGTCGTAATGCTTCTGCACCAGCTTTAGTTTGTGCTATTTGTTGTGAGGCTGCAGCATAGTCTTTTAAATACTTTGCATAATCTGCACCACCAGCTTCTTCAACAGCATTAACAATTAAAGGATTAATTTTAGCGGTAATTTGTCCAGCAAACTTCTTTTGACCAGCAGGGTCGTTAGCAAATAGCTTTTTGGCTACTGCGTTTACGGAGTTTTTGCGAATGCTGTCTAATGCAAAAGCATCAATAACACCATTGTTATCAGTCCACTTTTGAATGTCTTGACCAATACGTTTTAATGCAATCTCTGCATCTCTGTTACCAGCAATAGACGGGTCTCTTAATTTAGATGCAATGCTTGAAACAACACTATTTGACTCAAGAGGTTTTAATCCATGTGCCTCCAAACTTTGACTTGCTGCTTTGGCAAATCTAGATGCTTCACCAAATGGTAAAGAAGCATTAGCAGATTGTTGTGCTACTTTTTCAGCAAGTTTAGGTAAGTCTCCACCGACATAGGTATATTTAACGGCACCAACTGGTTGACCTTTTTCAACAAGAGCTTGTCTTGCAATATCAACGCCTCTTTGTTTTGATGCTTCAAATCTTCTTACATCTTCAACTTTCATTTCTGCTGCACCAGCCATTCTAGCAGCTTCTTTTTCAAACTTAGGCTTTAATTTTCCAGCAATGTTTGCAGACTCAAGTTCTGTATTTAAAGTAGGAATAAGGCGTTCATTTGTAAACTTTCTCATTTCTTCTTGGGCTTGTCTTGCTGCAGTAGCATCTTGACCTTTAGCAATAGTGCCAAGTTGTCTAAGTCTTTCTTGCTCTTGTTTACCAAACAAATTAGCAAAAAATTCAGGGTCTTTAGTTTGTGCTCTTTGTAGCAATGCTTGAGCAGTAGGTGCTGTAAGTTTAGCTTTACCAGTTTTAGGGTCAATTGCTGCCATAGCTTGTGCCGCAGTCACATCATCAGCAACTCCCTCTAATGCTTTACGTGCGGCAGGTAAGTTATCACCAAGGGCTTCTTTAGCAATCTTGGCTGCCTTGCGTTCTGCCCCAGTTTGAACCATTGGCAACTGACTTCTAATTCTACCGATTTCAGATAGTCCTTTGGCTGCCGTAGGGATAGCTTTTTCTAATCCCATTGGAACACCAATGTCTGCTGCTAAAGTACCTAGTAAACGCTCTGGCTGTGGAATTTGTTGTAATTCTTTTTCATACTTAGCACTAGCGTCTTCAAGTCTTTTACCAACAGTCATTTGTAATGGATTAGCACCATATTTAGATGCAAGGTATCCAATTGGGCCTAAAGCAAACTTTTGATATGCAGCACCAGTTTCAGGAACTATTTGTTTAGCACGAGTAGCAAATGCTTGACCAACACCTTTTAATCCAGTGTCTGCACCTTCAATTGCAGAGGGAGCACCCATAGGTTCTTGCATGGGAATATCAGCACCATAAGTTGCAGGTGCTCTTTCAACCATCTGTTTGATAGGAACTTCTTTTTTATCAGCTACATCAAATTGGTCAAAAGGATTAGCAGAGGATGATGGTGAATCAAATTGGTCAAATGGATTAGCCATTACATTCCTTCTGGTAAATAACCGTACTTAGCTTTAAATGCTTCTTTTTGACTTGGATTTGATTTTAAATAATCTAAAGCAGCTTGAGGTGCAGTTCCTGTTTTAGATGGTTTTTCTCCACCGATGGGTTTTAAAGTAGTAAATTCTGTAAAACTTAAATCAGGATTTGTTTTAGATTCTTTACGTGCTCTATCAATATCTGCTTGTGTAAATGGAATTGATTTCTTAACAATATCCAATTCATCTTGAATAAGTTTTTTACGTTCAGGAGATAAATTAGGGTCATTAAGCATTGCTTTAGCAGATGATTCTACAATACGACGCATCTCGCCAAGTTTGTCTAAAGCCACATTTAATTTAGAACCTGCTTGAATAAATGTTCCTTTTTCAATGCTTTCTGTCAACCCAACTAAACCTGTAGCAGCACCACCAGATTCTAAAGCTGCCAATCCACGAGATACACCTGTCATACGAGTTTGTAACATCTGTGATGTTTCGTCAGACAACTCTTGATTTAATGCTGATAAAGGTGCGGTATATAAACTATTAAATTGTTTTTGTTGGAACATTGGGCCAGTAGTTGTAATTGGCAATCTAGCAACGTTTTCTAATGCATCAGAAGTTTGAGTTAATGCTTGAACAATACGACTTTGTGCAGGGGTCTCTTTACCACCACCTGCCTTATCACGTAGTAATGCAACCATGTGTTGGTCACGCAACTCTGCAGACTTTTCTTTACGGATTTCATCACGTCTTGCACGGTCTTCTTTTTCAACCTTGTTACGGGCTTCCGGAGACATTTGGCTTAATATTTTTTCTTTTATTGCAGGTGACCATACTTCCGGCAGATTTTTAGGTGCTGGAATTCCCGTTCTTTCTAAAGCGTCTTTTACTCTTTTGTCATAATCTGATTGACTATTTGCGTTGTAAACAGATTCAAGAGCATCATCCATAGACCTTTGATATTCTTTTTTTGCATTACTCATGTTTTGAGTAGCAGTAGTCTGCAAACGTCTTGCTTCAGAAATTGCATTAATTTGTTCTTTTGAACCAGGCTCCATAAACCTTGCTTGTTGCATGATTTTTTGGGAAGCAGATAAATCCTGTTGTGAATTTACTGTTTGTTGATTGAAAAGACCTGCGGCAGTAGGAATGCCATCTTCTGTAGCCAATTTATAAGTAGGTGGCAACATACTTTTAGCCATACCTGCTAAAGGAGCTTGACCTGCTTGTCCAGCTATTTGAGGCAACGCTTGTTGCCCCATTTCAGTTTGTGCTTCTTTATATGCTTGCTCGGTTTGCATAGCTTTTATTTCAGCTTGCCTACGTTGCATAGGAGCTTGCACCATAGTGGTATATGGGTCAAAACCACCTAATTGATATAGTTGTGTATCTGCTAATGCCATAATTTATCCTAGGCTACCGAAGGAGATGGTTGATTATATTTTGTATACAAAGTTGCTAATGGGTCTAATACGTTAGCTGCTCCAGCAAAGATACTTTGAGCACCCGTACCACCAACGTTAGCTGCAGTTTGTGTTCCGTAAGCAGGAGATTGTCCTGCACCTGCTAATTGAGCCAATAATTGTTGTTGTTGCCCTAATTGACTTGTAGCATATTGTTGTCCCATTTGACCAGCTTGTACTAATGCACCACCACCAACTAGGCTACCTTGAGCCGCTTGTTTGGCTTGCAATTGTTGCATATAGTTTGCCAAACCAAATTGATAACCTGGTGTAGATGTAATTGTGCTTGGGTCTTGCATTAAGTTTTGTAATTGTGCGGCATAACCTGGTCTATAAGCACCCATAGGGTCAGCACGTCCTTGCAATTGTCCTGAGCGTTGCAATCCTGCAATACCACCAGCTAGTTGTCCAAAACCACCAATAAGTTGAGCACCTGTTTTAGCGTATCCAGCAAGGTCAGTAAGTCCACCGCCATAAGTATTACCCATAAGACCGCCACCAGTAGGAACCGAACCAGTAGGTTGTGCTGCACCATAAGCGGCATCTTCTGCTGCTTGTGCGGCTTCTAATTGTTGTAAATAAGACGCATAATCAGTAGGAGCTTGTGTTGCACCTGAAGCCAATCCTACGGCATCTCCTGCTCCACCGCCTTCTGCAGCCATAGTTGCTAAGTCAGTACCTATAGAAGAAACCGCAACATCTGTTCCTGCTGCTGCTCCAACTTCTGCTGCGGTTGCACCTTCGGCTGCCATTGAGCCAATAACCTCTGCTCCTACTTCTGCTGCTGCTGTAAATCCCATATCTTATCCAATCATCTTAGTGAACACTCGTTCAGTTTCTGTATATCCTAAACGGTCAAAAATTGCTCCAACATCGTGGTGTACTTTAGTGTTCATTGAAACCCGTTGGACACCATATTTCTTTAGGATTTCCTCGGTCTTGATGAACAATTTTACACCAGTCAAGCCTTTTCGATAATCTTTTGTTATATAAAATATATCATTAAAGGCGGTTAAACTATCTTTATAATGCAAATGATACTTAATAATACAGACGCAATAGCCTATTAATTTGCCATCGGCACGGGCTGTAATTACCCGCATTACACCTGAATTACACAGACTCTTGTAAAGCCCATAATCAGGATTTAGCTTAATAGCGTCTTTGTTTAATGCTATTTCCTCATAATGGTCATCTAATAACGGTTTAATTTCATCAATAACATCATTAAACTGCTCTTCTTTATATTCAATCACGTATCCCCCGATTCAACGTCAACTTCGAAATACTCTAGTCTAAGGGGAACATTGTCAGAATGCAATAGGTCAAATGCCCGTCTACGCCCTTGTCCTAGTCTATTTACTTCAGATTTAGCGGTATTTAGATTAACGTTCTGCCATGCAGAAAAGGTTTGGTAGTCATCACTGGTATATCTCAATAAAGCATAGGAATCAACTTTATCGCCCACCAATTGGACTTGTTTCCAAAACTTACGTAAATTAGTGCCTCCATCAATCAAGGGAGTCCTTGCAAAGACGTTTATAGGGTTACCATAGTCTTGGTAGGTGTTAGGGTCAAACTGATAGATTTCACCGACATTCACGTGCTGTAGTAAGTCTAGGTTATTGTATTTTGTGTAGAACTGGCCTTGGAAATAGGATTCCACATTGTTTTCTACAGAACTCCAATATGTCCAACCTGATTGTGCAAAGTCATATACTAGGGTATACCCTAAGTCTCTCAGGGTTAATACGTATAGAGAATGTCCTGAAATCTTAATACTAAAGGCATAGGCTAGGTCAGGATTACATAGGTTTAGGATACGCTCAATATATTGATTAGAAATGATTTGAGGCGATTGCCCCGACATAGCCATTACTTGAAAGCCCTTTTGTCTTGCAGTAGACATCCAAATAAGGGTGTTATCCATTTGGACTAAGGAATGGGTTGCTGCGGCTCCAAACTGGATTACAGCGTTCTGATAGGGTAAGAATGGACTGCCTGGAGATGTACCTGCATCATAGAAGAACTCAATTGTTTGAGTACCAAAGGCACAGATATAGTTAATTGTCCGTCCAATAGCTACAAGTTGGTCTGCATCGGATACTACTCCAATGTAGTTAATTGCTTGCCATGTTGTAGGGTCTTCTACGTTTGAATTATAAAGTAACCCAGAAGGAGTCCCAACGACATAATATCCATCCACAAACACCGCACCTGTAACAGTAACAGCAGGATAAGAAGTAGTAAAGGTAAGAGTAGGGGTTCCATTAGCTGTAGCATTTTGACTTAAAGTAAGAGTAGTACCAAATACAGTTAAAACATAAGTGCCAGCTTGAATACCTGTACCTGACACCACCTGACCAACTTGAATTAATGCGTTGGCTGCAGATAATGTTACTGTAGGACTACCGGTACCAGTCGTACCTGCTTGCGTTGTAATGGTGCCAGCAAGGTCAATAATGGTGCCTGATGCTAAAACATAGACATATCCATGATTCTTATTTTTAAAAAATACTTGAGTTTGGTCTACCGAAAATACGAAGTCATATGAATCGGTGCCATCCACAGTTCCTTTAGATACATTGTTGTCATAGAATGTAGTTCCAACAATGCTAAGTAAGTGACTACCAGCGGCAAAGATACCAAGTCCTGCTCCCGAAGTTGGTGGTGTTGAATAAGTTTTAAGACCAGGTCGTTTGACAATTGAGGTAGATTCTTTCTTTTCTATCTCAATAATGGCATTACCGACCTTTGAATCCTTGTTGAGGGTTCCGTCCCTTGAGCCTATATTATGACCGCATGGGATTCTAGAAACTGCCATAATTAGCCGTAGTAACGGTTAGAAGGTTGAAATGAGGTACTAGCTTCTTCTTGACTCCAATCAGTCATCACTTCTTCTAATTTCATAGCACGTTGAGCTAGTTCGGCACGTACTTGTGCAGGAACGCCATACTCTAAGGCTAGTTGGTCTGCCAATCCAAATTTAAGAAGGTTAAACCACTCAGAAGGAAAGTCTAGGGTTTGTGTTGGAGTTAGCACATCATCTATTGGTAATTGAACTTGTAGATGAATTGTATATCCTGTTGCGGACGGTGTGTCATACACATACAACACACCATTACCTAACTGTGGGTCATAGTAGACTTGGTTAGGAATGCCAGAAGAAGGCTTATAACCTTGTTGCATATACTCTTGGCGAGAAATGACTTGTAAGGTTGTGTCTTGGTTAGATGGGTTGCGAATAAACGCCATAACCACCCTTAAAGGGCGAGTACAAACTACATCACCTGTTGGGCCAAGGTTATAAGTATTCTGTCCAATTACCATAGGAACTTGTAGGTCTTCTACTTTCCATAATGGCATACCCTTAGTCTGTAACTGCTTGATATACAGATTAAGAGCTTGTGAACAATTGTCATAGTCAGAAGGGGTGGGTTCATCGCCAGCACCAATTACGCCTAATACACGCAAGGCACCTTGGATAACTTTGTCACGGGATTGGGTGTATACGGCTGTCATAGTTTTACTCGTAAAGAATGTTAATTGAGCCAGCATCAAATGTATCTGTGCCGTTTACTGTAGTAATGCGAACCATATCTAATGTGCCAGAAAGTGTGACAGAACCACCAATTGAATTAAATCCTGGTAATGAAGTACCAATATTTCCGTTTGCAATCCAAGCATTGCTACCTAATAAAGTAAAAACAATTGTTCCATAAGCGGCAGTTGGGGAAGTTAATGCTCCATACATATCAAATCCAGCAGTAAATGCTTGTATTGTTGGTGAACCAGTAGGATTTGTAGTAGTTCCTAAATAACCAGATGTTGTTGGAGTTCCCCCTGTCCCAAGTCTAAAACGTAAAGTAGAACTTGAATTAAGACTAACACCATTTAAATTAACAGTAATACGCTTTACCCAGCTAGGTATGCTAGTAAAGTCAATGCTTGTTCCGCTAGTAGACGCTTGTGCAGTACCAGCAATAAACGCACCGCTATTGTCTAATACTCCGCTTGTGCCTGAAAGTTGTAATGACATATTAAACCTTAATGGCTCGTAAGCCTTCTAAAGTTGTTTCGGCATCGGCTAAAGAAGTTACATCACGCAATCTTTGTTTTTCAGCAACGATAGCAGTAGTGTCAGCATTAGCTTCTAATGCTCTTTGAAATAGAACATCTTGTGCGGCAAGCAAAGGCTCTCTTTCGGCTCTTAAACGCTTCTTAGTGATTTCTTTAGCTTTAGTTAGGCTAACAGTAACTACTCCGTCAGCAAGTTCCCAAGCATCAAAGAAGTCATTGTCTGTTGGTAGGTCAGAAGTATTGACAATTAAAGAACCAGCAGGGGTATCTTTAGCTTGTACGGCTTCGATTGAAATTTCGCCAGTAGGGATGCAAACTGATACACCGCCATTGTCGTTAGTAAAAATAATTGCTTGTGTCATTTTGATTTCCTTTAAATTATCTAAAGCAAGCTACGCAAACTATAGGTGCGTCTTGAACTGTGGCTGAAGTTGCAAAAGCTGAATAAACTTGAACTGCATTAGTTGTATATGTGCCAGCACCCATTAAAGAACCATATCCATCTACGCTTGAAGCCGACCTATTAGCAGAAACAAATGTTGCATAATTTGCGTCTGTTAAAGAATTAGTAAAATTAATTGTATATAAACCAGTCGAACTACGAGTTATAGATGAAACATTGTAAGATGCTTTAATTGCCGCAGTAGAGCCAGTAAAATTTACCCAAGAAACACAAGGTGCTTTTACTAAATTAGTTGCAGAAGTGCTATTAGTGCCGTCTGAGAGGGTCGAGATTGTAAGTGTGCCAGCCATGATTTATGCTCCTAAAATTGCTACATAAGTGTAAGCACAGTCATAAAAAGTTCCATTAGTTGCGGCAGTCACCACTCTAACGGCTGAAGTTGTTGGTGCAGTTGTTCTATTTGGGGACAAAATTAAACCATAATTACCTGTGCCAATGTTGCATGAACCTGTTACTGCATAATTAGCATTTGCCATTGAAGTTGTAAAATTAATGGTGTAATCGCCAGTACCATTATAGGTAACAGAACTAACATTAAAAGAAGCAGAAATTGTTTGTGCTACTCCGTTATAAGAAACCCATGCTTTAGCAATACCAGTCATGCCATTTTGAGTGGCAAGAACTCCGCTACTTGCTTTTAATGTGTCGATTGTTAATTGACCAGCCATAATATTTTCCTTAGACGATGACCCAAACTGAACCAGTTGGAATTGTTACTGTTACGCCTGTATTAATAGTGATAGGCCCTGCACTTGTAGCGTTTGTATTTGTACTTACTGTGTAATCATAATTTACAGTTTGTCCATTTTCATAAAAAACTTGGTCTGTACCACCGCCTCGTGCAGAACCAGCTACAAGATTAGTCATTTCACCTGCAGTAATACGAAGTTCAAATTTATCGCCACTTGCAAACGCTGAAGCAGTTGTTCCTTCTTGTGCTCTTACAATTGTAAATACATCACCTGAACGGGCAGTAACTTTTACGATTTCAGTTGTTGTACCTGCAGTATTCTGCAAAGTACACATAGTGTAATCTGACCCAGTAATTGTTGGGAACAATGCACCTTTACCTGTTGCAACAGTTAATGATGTTGCAGAACTTAATATTGAAGATGCAAGGGTTGTAGTAGCGTTATTTGTAAACAGGACGCTCATGCGTTATCCTAATGTCGTAGTATTAATTGGTGCTCCATCCAATACTTTGCTTCCCAAAGAAGGAAAATATTGAGTTAATATGGAGGCTGTTGAAATTACACTTACTGCCAATGATTTTACCTTATTTAGAATAAAACTCAAGACAGAAGTGGATGTTACTGGAGTTACATAAAGGGTGTCTAAAAATACTGCAGGTTGGTCTGGGCGAGACACAGGAACTGACATATCATCCCGTACACCTTTAACATAATCCTGTGGCTGTCTCGGTTCCCAGCACCCATTAGCTGTACATACATACAGTCCGTCCCATTCTAGCTTTAAATCTGAAAACTTAAATTTGGAGCCACAACGGTCACAAATGCCGTTATAAGTTCCCGATTTGTAGTAATCAGCGTGTCCCATGTTTAAATCTGCTCAGAAGGGCTAAAAACAGGTATATCACCGGTACAAGTATAGGTATTAGACGCACTTGTAGTGACTGTCATAATAAGTCGGTAGGTATTATCTGCCGTACCACCAGTTACCCGTTGGGTTGCTTTACCCAGGCTTACCACAGGAACTCCTGATAGGATTGCCGATGGGGTAGGGTCTGTGCCTTGGAGGGTAATAGCCGTACAAGTTGCCGTGCTAATTGTCTCTCCAGTGCCTAATACAGGGTTAAAATCAAAGCTAAATAACTCTGATTCTGTGGTGAGCTTGTAAGAAAATTGGCTCATTTTTGTATTGTTCCTTGCCGTTTGTTGGCTAATGCGTTACGAAGTTTATAGAGTTTTTGGATACGGTTACGTAAATCTACCTTTGTTAATCGTTCTTTATAAAGCCCTATTAATCTGTCTCTAAAATCTGCAGTAAAAGTATATCTTACTACTGCCCCTAAACGAGGGAATACTGCAGCTAATAATGAAGGTATTGTAACCGAGATAACCGTTAAAAGGCTATATAAGGCTTTATTTAAGGTTGATGTAGAGGTAGATACCACCGCAAACAGTTTCATCCTAAAAAGCCCTATTAAAGCCGTTGTAGAGGATACTACGGATAGTAGCTTGGCACGGATTAATGGGGTTAATACAGAAACGGTTTCAGTTACGGCATAACTTAGGGTTTTCCCTATGTTTCTGATAAATGATGCTACTGAAGTGCTTGTTGCTGTTAATGTGCGACCAACAAGTTTAATTAAAAATGCTGTAGAGGTAGATACGACACTTTTGGTTAAACTGATTGCTTTTTTGAATGTAGCCGTAGAAACGCTAGTAGCCACTAATGTAATAAACTCCCTAGCAATTTTTCCTATAGACGCTATGCTATTTACCGCAGTAGCAGTCAGGGTTCTAAATAAAGTTAATAGCCTGGTTATTGTGGCTGTAGAGCTTGTACTTGCCAATAAAGAAACTACTTTAGTTAATGCTTGTAATATTGTTGCGGTGCTAGATACGGCAGTAGCCGTTAAAGCCTGTAGAAAAGACTTTGTAACCATCCCCGAAAAGGATGCAGAAGAGAATGGTTGTTTACCAAACATTAGGCGTCTACTGCACCTTCGTAATCGCTAAAAGTCTTGAGAACTTCATAGATTGCAGGGATTAAATCACCTTTCAAGTCCTCAATAGCAATGTAATGAGCATTTTCTTTAACTGTAGCCATGTTGCCATGTCTTGCATCTTCGTTATAGTAAATAGCTACTTGGACTTGAATTTGGTCTTTTGTGCCAAAAAAGTTAGTAATTCGTGCGTATGCTTGTGGTGCTGGTACACCAAATTGCGTTGTTGAAAGGTTAAGTTGTAGTGCCATGATTGCTCCTTAGTAAGTCATTTCAGTTGTGTCTAATTCGCATACCCAGCGAATAGTGGTTGATGCTTGCCCTGTTACAGTAATTTTTAATCCACCATTGGTCGTATCTGCTGTAGCTGTTACTGCCCAAGTTGCCGCACCTAAATCAGCGTACATGGAAGTAACTGTAGGAGTACCGACCAAGGTTGTAGTTCCTACTCCAGCACCTCGTTTAATTACACCTTCAATACTCCATCCCTTAGTATCGCCAGCACCAGTAACACCAGCAATAACAGCACCTTTAAAGTAATAAGCAGAGTTGTTAGGTAGTATTACTTGGTTTGTTGTTCCTGCGGCTGATGAATTTGACCGCAATACTGTAGCAGTAGCATCGGTTGTTTGAACACCTAAAACAAGTAAAGCGGCTTGAGAAACTCCTGAAGCATAAGCAATAGGAGCATAACAAGCAGAAAAAGCATGATTTCCAATAATGCTTCTGGTATTTGAATAAGCACCACCAAGAACCGCAGAATAATTTGCATTTGCAAGATTGCTTGCACCACCACCAATAAATGACGCTTCTGAACTAGCGGCATTTGTAAGACCACCAACTACAGATGAAGCTACTCCGCTTGCACTATTTGGATAAGTATTGTTAATTGTAGGATAAACACCGCCACCACCAACAAAACAGCCACCACCTGACGCTGTATTATTTCTACCACCACCAACAAAACTCCAATCTCCACTTGCCACATTCCTATTAGCCGCAGTACCAGCATCACCACCACCACCGATAAATGAATAACTACCTGTAGCTTGGTTATTACCACCGCCTACTACTACTCCATGAGGAGTATAGAAAGAT